AAGAATGACTAACACAGAAACTAAAATTACTTTTTACAAACCTCCTGAACCAGTTGGTTATTGGTGTTTGTATGGTGGTGGGCCTACAACAAAATTTGCTATGTTTCAAAAGCCAACTGATGAACAAATCAAAAACACAACTGAATTATTAGGTTGGATTTGGGAGGATGCAAAATGACTGACGAAGAAATCATAGAGATGGCTTGCCAAGCATTTGGTGGAATTGTCAAAAAAGAAGAACGTGACAATTTCATAGCCTTTGCCAAACTGGTAGCAGATCATGAGCGTGAGAAATGTGCAAAGATTGCTGAATGGCACAAACAAATGGCTTTTGATATTCGTGCAAGGGGACAAGAATGAATAAAGTCTACCCCTTTCTACACCGCAATCCCACAAGTGGCCTGGTGACCCAGCATGACGGGATAGACACCCGTCTCTGGGTGGCAACACACATAGCAGCGGGCATGGTTTCCTATGCCTACTCTAAATTTGCAACTGTAGAAGAAATTGCAGCCTCCTCGTTTGCACTCGCAGACGCACTCCTAACTTTTAACGAAAGCAAACCTAATGAGCAACAACTTAATACCCCTGAATGACATCCAGACAATGGCTGAAGTAGCAGCTGGCAGCAAAATGTTCGGGTTCAAGAACCCACAAGAGGCAATGGCAATCATGCTATTGTGCCAGGCAGAAGACTTACACCCCGCCATAGCCATGCGGGACTACCACGTTATACAAGGCCGTCCAGCCTTGAAAGCAGACGCAATGTTAGCCAGGTTTCAACAGGCTGGTGGAAGTGTTAATTGGAAGGTATACGAGGATGAGCAAGTCACGGGAATATTTAGCCATCCAGCGGGAGGCAGCCTTGAAGTCACCTGGACACTCGCAAAGGCTAAACTCATCGGGATTGCGAGCAAAGATAATTGGAGGAACTACCCTCGTGCCATGCTTAGGGCACGGTGTGTTTCGGAAGGCATACGCAGCGTCTATCCAGGCTGCGTTGTTGGTGTCTACACGCCTGAAGAAGTACAGGATTTCCAACCTACCCGACAAGACCAAAACCCTGTACCACCGACTCCAGTTGAGGTCATTAAAGAAGTGGTACAAGAGCAGCAATCCGCAGAATGGCCTCTATTCGTCCCGAACCTAGAAGAGGCACACAGTGCCTGGCACACGCCAGAAGAGTGGATAGAGGCTTATAAAGGGCTTGTAGAGCGTATTAACAGCTCTGCAAAACTGAAGGTACAGGAAAAGACTGACAAGATTATGTCGCTCCATGTAGTCAATCAAATGGTGGTAGACAAGTTCAGCTCTCACCAACGCATCCTACTCAGAAGTGCCATCGCCCAGGCTGGTGTAGACCCAGCAACTCACATTCCCACAGACGCAGAAACCATAGATTTATAAGGAGAACACAATGCCATACGAAAAGAAACCCGCTGTAGGCGGTTATCCAGAAACCCCAGGTAAGGGTGTCATGTACTGGAATGAGGTCTCTGACCGCAAACACGAGATGTCACCAGATTATTCTGGTTACGTCTTGTTGGAGATGGACTACAAACGGGGTGAGAAACTCTATTTGGGTGCGTGGAAGAAAGACACCTCCAGAGGCAACACTTTGCTCTCGGTCAAAGAAGACAACTGGCTAAAGAAGAAACGTCTGCAAGAACAGGGCATCAAGATGCAAGACCGTGAGGTGACTCCTGGTTACGCTAAAAAGGCTGCTGCAGCTGATGATGATGTGCCATTCTAGGAGTAAATTATGGAAAAAGAAACATTAAATAAAGACCCTTGGATTCACCGTTCAGAATCTATGCGTTGCAGAACTTGTATTTGGTTTGTTAGAAAAGTTGCAAACGACAAGGCTGACCGAAAAGAAGTGGGGCGTTGTAGAAGACACGCTCCAACAATGGGAGGCTATCCAGTTGTCTTTATAACCGATTGGTGCGGTGACCATAGGCTTGATGAAAACAAAATCTGATGGCAACTAAGAAGATTTCACCAACTCAGAGGTCACTGGCCTATTTGCGGGAAGAGGGTTACCTGGTCAGCATTGTTGAACACTGGAATCCTTTTGCACGCATAAGACAGGACCTCTGGGGGTGGTGCGATCTGTTAGCCATCAAAGAGAATGAGGTGCTGGCGGTGCAAGTGACTGCCAGTGCAGTGTCCACAAGAATCAAGAAGATACAAGAAAGTGAGACCATCTCATGGGTGAGGAAAGCCAACATCAAGATACACGTCCACGGGTGGAGAAAGTCTTTGAAGACGGGCAAATATGTGCTGAGAATAGAAGACATCTCGTGAGGTTCATCAACATGAGTCTGCAAGAACTGTGGACACTAGCCTACTCAGAAGGGTACAAAGACGGTCAAGAGGGACGTTAGCTCAGATGGTAGAGCAGCGGACTTTTAATCCGTTTGTCGTGGGTTCGATCCCCGCACGTCCCACCAACACAGCAGTGGATGCGAACTCCAGGGCAACCCTGGGAGTTAGGACGGGAGCTGGCATACCCCCGTAATCCACAGTATGCCTTTTCTTAACTCAACAAGGATTATCATGGCAACTCGTAAGAAAAAAGAAGTGACAGAAGTGAAAGCAGAGAAGAAAGAGAAGAAGATCAACGTGTTTGTAGCCACCCCTATGTACGGTGGTATGTGTACAGGTTACTTCACCCAATCCCTGATCACGCTAGGCCACGCACTGCAGCAGAACGGCATCAGCATGGGGTTCTCTGCCATGTTCAACGAAAGCCTCATACAGCGTGGTAGGAACGCTTTAGCACATACTTTCATGACGAACAAGCAGTACACCCACCTGATGTTTATAGACGCAGACATCAAGTTCCACCCAGGTGACATTGTGAAGATGATCAAGTCCGACAAGGACATCATCTGTGGCATTTACCCTAAGAAAGAAATCAACTGGGCTGGAGTCGCACAAGCAGCTGCAGAAGGTGTACCTGTAGACCAGTGGAAGAACAGAACAGGCAGCCTAGTGATCAACCTCAAAGACTATCAAGGTTCAGTGACTGTACCTGTGGACAAGCCTGTGGAAATCTTCAACGGGGGAACAGGGTTCATGTTGATCAAGAGAAGGACTTTTGAACGCATGAAGAAGGTGGTCAACAAGTACAAGAATGACGTAGGGTTTATAGGCCAAGGCGTGGAACAACAAGAGTGGATCACAGAATACTTTGCCTGTGCCATCGAACCAGGCACAGAAAGATTGCTGTCTGAAGACTACTTCTTCTGCTGGAAGGCTAGAGAGGCTGGCCTGAAAGTATGGGCAGCACCGTGGGCGCAATTAGGGCATTTTGGGACGTATTTGTTTGAAGGTGGACTCTTACCAGCACCTTAACGCTTGGCAGTCCTGGCAGCCTGTTTAAAGGCTTTTCTGGTAGGGTAACCAGGCTGACCAGGTTTCTTGGCTGGTAGCCCCGCTTTACGTCTTTTGTTGATGTTGTAGTAAAGACCACGTTTTGCTTTTGGTGTTTTCATCTGCATCCCCATCTCTTTCTAGCTGCCTTGCCTCTTTCTCCCGTCCAACCTTTGGAGCGTGCACAAAATGATTTATGTCTTGGGCCTGATTTTTGTGGTGCTTTTAGCTTTGAGCCTGTTGCTTTGTTGTACTTTGCTCGTCCTTTGGCTGTCAAGCCTCCCCCTTTGGACACTGGGAGTTTTTCTCCTCGTCCTACTGATAGTGATGGATTCTTGCTACTAGCCATATAGACGTGTCCCCGCTTTATCTATGATTAACTTTTGTAGTCTAGGTTTGTCATTAGGACTATTAGGAACAGATATATGAGTCCAACGATCAAACTCACGAATAATTTGGTCATACTGCAACTCACTCGCAATAATGGTTTTGACCACTTCATCTGGGGTCATACCAGGCACTCTAATATCTGCTGCACAACCTAGTCTGTGTTGGCTAGTGTCTTTACTGCCCACCGCATCATTCACGGCCTTGCTGCGGAAAGCACTGTTGATCATTACGGGTTTCCCGCCCAGAGTGCTTTTAACCAGTTCCAGAAACTCTGCCAGGCGCATGAGATTTGCTTTTTCATATTCGCTAGGGTCATTGTTCAACTCCCTGTGGTCTGTAAAAGTCAATTCTTCTAATGTAAAGTGTTCAGTTAGGATAGTCATTTTGCGGGTGTACTCTGATGTAGAAGTGTATCTTTGTTCTGACTAGACGCAGAACTGCCAAAATAGAAACTGATGACTCCCGTCCAGGCAGTACCTAAACTACCCAGCAACAACATGAGTGCATCACTGCTGGTGACCTTACCCGTCATCATGCCCACCAAGATGCCAAAAAAGCCCACAGTGATGATAATTGCCAAGAGTGGGGGTATCCATGACCGTGTGGTTGTTTGCATCTCACGGGCTGATTTACGGTCTTGTACAGCCAGTTCTTCAAAGTTCAACCCCATCTGCTGAGCTTTCTCTTTCAACGATATTTCAGCAGCCTGAATCTGGGCTATCTGGTCAGCAGTGAGTTTGCCAGAATTGATGGTGTCTTGTACCTGATTAGGGTCAACACCAATAGCTTTAGAAACTGCCTCTACTGCAAGTCCAGCAAGTGGACCGCCTAAACATGATGCTATGGTGGGTGCAATACTTTCAATCCAACTCATTTATGAACTCCATTCTTACTGTTTTCGTAATCAACATGAATAGCATACATCAGAGCAGAGAAAACGATCAAGAGAGATAAACAGCCAGCCAATAACGCTCCACGAACTTGCCATTTGTCGATAAACTGCCGTCTCTTTCTGGCAGCTTCCTCAAGGGCTTTTTTTGCTCACGCTCGACTTTTTCTCGCTCTTTTCGTACAACTTCCCGCATCTCTACAAACTTACTCCAGAGTCCTGGCATACCAATCTGGTAAATAATCATCTCTCTAAGGTCAGTCTCCATCTGCTCCAGCTGTTGTTGCCTCAAGATGCGGTTCATAGCCTCTTCATTGATAGAGATATTCTTGGCTAAGGGCTTCTTTTTGGCCTCTTTCTCAGCTTCTTTAAAGGCTTCTTGATGGGTAAAGAACGCACCTAGATGTTGGCCTACATCCTGAACAATATCTGATACGTCCTTACCATCTTTCTTAAAGTCTTGGTAAAGGTCAATACACTCACGAATACCTGCGTGCGCTGCTTTACAGGCTGCAAATATCGTGATTGGGTCCAATCAGAACCCCTCTCCAGGTGTGATGTAGCAAGTGGCATTGGCAGCATCTCCTATGATTTTTGCGTACACATTAGCACCAGGTCCTACTTGTATGTTTGTGAATACCTTGTACGCATAAGGTGGTAATGCTATGACTGGACACGGACCAGCGTCTGGTAACGCAATGTTAAAATTACTGGTGGCGTTAATCTGTACATACACCGCAGAGTTTGTATCAGCATTGGCTAGATAATATTGTTGGCAAGGACTGTTAGATTGAATAGTAAACACATTGGATTGCGTGTTTGCAGCACCATTAGCAATCATCCTAACAGTATTGCCCATCTGTTGGAATGGAATGTTATTAGCCATTTTAGTAAACCTTTCCACCACCACCAGAGGTAGGTGACTTCTTGGTGTTGTAACTAGGCGTGCCAGAGAAGTCAATCACTGACCTAAACCCGCCCATAGG